GGCTCTAAGCTAGCTAAGATTGAGGGTAGCGTTTGTCATCGCTGCTACGCTATCAAGCTTCAAAAGCTACGGCCTAGCGTTGACAAGGGCTGGACAAGCAACCTTGAAACATCTGTTGAAAGCATCGCAAGCAATCCTGACCAATGGGCAGAAGCTGCAGCGTTTCAAATCGAACGCATGGCGTTGAAGTCTGGCGAGATGTTTCATCGCTGGTTTGACAGTGGTGATTTGCAATCGGTCGAAATGCTTGCAGCTATCTGTCACGTCGCTGCAATCACGCCTAGCATTCAGCACTGGTTGCCAACGCGTGAAGCTGGTTTCGTGAAGCAATACAAGAAAGCCGGTGGTGTTGTGCCTAGCAACCTAGTCATTCGCGTAAGTGCGACCATGATCAACGACGAGCCGGTGCGTGGCTATGCCAACACCTCAACCGTGCATCGCAAGGGTGTAGAAGCGCAAGGCCATATCTGCCCGGCTTCACAACAGGGTGGCTCATGTGGTGACTGCCGCGCATGTTGGGCGCCTAGCGTTGCTAACGTATCTTACCCGCTGCACTAAGCTTTGCGGTTTGGGGTATGCTCTACGGCGTACCCCTTACCGGAACGCTTAAGTTCCACAACAGAGAGGGGCGGACAATGCCGACACATAGTCAAAGGCTCAAACGTATTGAGCGCCGTTTGGACCAGATAAGAGAAACCATAGAGTTTCTTAATGAGAGGAAAAGAAAGAAAATGTCGCTATTTTATAATCCAGATCCGAACTGCCCGCACACATTGTGGGCTATATATGTCGGCATCACACAACGAATCGGCCATTGCAAAGCGATAGGCCGAGACACGAAAGCGCTAGAGCGTGCACGTGTGCAGGCTGAGCGCAACTATTGGGACGCGGTAGAGAACCACATGCCTAAATGATTTTCACGGGCTGCCCATTCGCAAGGGTGGGTAGTTCGGGACAGTGAGTTCCACCAAGACAGAGGAGAAATACACAATGGAAGTAACGCAACAGGCTCAAGCCCTATTTCGTAAGTGGCTACGAAAGAACAACGCGGATGAACTACACACGAAATGCATAGATGATTTGCAGTTTGAAATGTACAGAACGGAACACCGGCGTGACTTAGCTTTAGATGACGCACTTGCAGACTTGATAGAGCATAAGCGCTTAGAGTTCGCACCGATTGATACGCAGACTGTAGCGCTTGCCAACCTACGCTATGAGGACGTTAAGCTATGACGCCAGACATTTATGATCCATCAACTTGGGTATCGCTCAAGCAACGCCAGCAGGAATTGCGCGACGCACTATGGGATCTGTACGAAGAACCCTGTTACAGCTTAGAGAAGGAAGGCAAGCTATTGCTCGCACTTGATGACGTCACCAACCAGATCCGCAAGGGTCACGTGTATGAGGTACCATGGTAATGAGAAACTATAAATGCACGCACCCACAGAAGGGCATTCACGAGTGCCAGGCGTTACATGCTTGGGCGGCTCAACAAGCAGCAGCTAAGCATTGGGGTTGTTACATTGGGGACGTTGTGCCCTTCACTAACGATCGGTGCCATCAACAATATGACAAGAAGGAGGGCCTGGTTCAGGCTTTGGGCTAATGCATTACACAGATGAACGGGCGCATCCCAATAGAACAGAGACACCCTTTAAGTCTATGCTTTACGACATGCTGCTAAATAAGTATCCATATACCGCAGCTGTGCTTGCGCGTATGCTGATCGAGCATGCCACAGAGGCAGACATAAAAGCATTCATGAAACAACACAATTTAAAAACAGACAACGTAGAGGTATTATAATGGGCAAGCCAGCAGAAGCACGATGGAATCAATGTCAGGTGGTGCTTGATCGTTTGCAGAAGGGTGAAGGCATGGACAGGGTCACGGCTCTTCAAAAGTATGGCATCAAGTCCTTGCCTAAAATTATTAGCATGCTGCGTGCTGAGGGCTTTGAGTTCGACATGGCGTACAGCAGACCGAGCCATCGCAAAGTGATCTGCACTTATACGCTACGTAATATAGAGCATAGCAGACATGCAGAAAAAACGTTGCTAGAGGAAGCTTAATGCTTTATATGTAAGAGGTAACCAACGCAGAGGAGAAAACCATGAAGCGTTCAGAACGTGAAGAAGTAATGTCTTGGATTGTATTTGCAGCCTTGCTGGTAGCATTCGCAACTTGGGCGTTCAACTACATTGGTTAACACAGGAAGGGCAGCCTTCGGGCTGTCCCTCTTGGGTCAACCGACCCAGCAGAAGAGAGGAGAAGAGTTATGAAATCCCTTTTGCGAAAGTGTTTGGATACAGCGTTATGGCCTGAGCTAGTGGCCAGCACAATTTTAGTTGTGCTTATCCTGGCTCTGCTAGCGTGGTTATCCACGATCTTTTGATTAACACGGGTAGGCCATCTTCGGGTGGTCTATTCGGGTCAATCAGACCCACCATTGAGAGGAGAAAAACAATGGGTTTATTAGTAACTATTCTCGTGACGGCCTACCTGGGTGTTTACGTTGTAGGGTTTAAGAAAGAGCGTGCTGCTCTTGACAATCCTTACAACCCTGCGGTAAAGTCGAAGCGAGAGGTTAAGTAAAATGAGAATACCCCAGTCCAATGCCAAGCTAGATGAGGTAGCTGAGTTCTACCTTAATAGCGCTGCTTTCCTTCGGTTGTCTGGCCGCTCCCAGCTAGACTACGAAAAGCAGCTAACCGCAGTGATGAACACTGTAGTTAACGGCAAGCGGCTGGGGTTTTTTCGTAATGGGCAAGTCAAAGTAGCAACCCTGACACAAGCATATGAACAATGGCTTGAGACAGGTGTTCGCACGGCTAACGCACGCAAGTCTGTTCTCTCTGTGGCTTGGCGGCATGCCATGCGGTATGATGTAATGATTCACAACCCTGTAGCACTCATCAAAACGGTTTCCTCCCAGCCGCGAAGAGTCAAATGGGAACGCGAACACATCAAACGCTTTCTTGACACATCCTATTACGAATTCCGTTGGCGTAGCATTGGCTTGCTCGTTCATATGGCATACGACTGGGGGCAGCGCGTGGGTGACATGCGCCTGCTGACCTGGGACAAGCTAGACTTGGACGCGTGCCGTATTGACTTGACGCAGAGCAAGCGTAATGCAGTGGTTCACCTCCCGATCACGCAAAGCTTGTGTGCCATGCTACGCCAGCAACGGGAAGACTTTGGGGAGCTATCCAAGTTCGTAGCACCACGGGTAAAGCCAAAGGCTGGTCGTTACTCAGCTTACGAAAAAGAAGAGATTAGCGTACTGGTCAACGAAGTGTTGGACGCTGCCGATCTGCCAAAAGAATTAACAGCCATGGACCTACGACGTACAGCCGTTACTGAAATGCTAGAGGGTGGGGTAGACCTAGCCGGAATCATGCAGGTGACAGGACACAAGAACGCCGCCAGTGTTAAGCCTTACATGGTTAACACATACACAGGTGCCAGCAAGGCAATAGCCGCAAGGGGTAATGACGATGACTGACTACATGCTACACCGTAGGTACGCTCAAGAGGTAACAGCACACCAGCCACGTTATCGTGGCAACTGCCCATTCTGTGGCGGCAAGGGTACGTTCACCGCTGAGTTAGAAGCAGGTGAGCTACGTTACAACTGCTACAAGCTAGGTTGCGTGGTCAAGGGCATCTATCAAGAGGGTATGTCAGCCCATGAGATCCGCCAGCGGTTACGCGGTGAAGAACAGCGGCAACTAATAGAGTTGAACACTATGGTCATTCCACCTCAGTTAGTCAGACCCACAGCAGAGCATGACAAGCTACACAAGTTCGTTCGTCGCTGGGGTCTGAACACCAACGATTTATACTATGACGTTGGACAAGAGCGCGTCGTGTTTCCGATCTACCACAAGGGTCGCATCATTGATGCAGTCGGGCGTTCAGTAGGCAATCGTGTTCAGCCTAAGTGGTATCGCTACACAGGCCAGGCCAACTATTACATGATTGGTAAGGGTGACACGCTCGTGCTGGTCGAAGATGTTCTTTCTGCCATGATCGTGACGCAAGAGATCGTTGGCCTGACTGCTATGGCTATCCTGGGTACGTCGATCAACGACAAGCACATTGAGCAGATTGGTGAGTTTGACCATGTCATTGTTGCGCTTGATCCAGACGCAGCAGACAAGACGATACAGTTTAGGCGTGACATAGAGCTGTGGACTGGTGTTAAGGCAACAGCTTTACGCCTGTCAGATGACTTGAAGTATCGTGAAGATGAAGATTTAGATAAGCTACGGGAGCTACTATGAATAACAGAGACGAGTTTTATGATTATGACGACCAGCAATGGGCGCTCTTGGTTAAACTAGAGTTAGAAAAAATGACTCCAGAAGAGATATATGAGGCTCTATTTGAGTACGAACTCGACTACCACAAGGTTTTCACAGATAGAAAACGTAGGGATCGCATCATTGAACTGATGACAGCAGAGAAAAACTACTGGATAACTCAGGCAGCAGAGAAGAAGCAGCAAGATGATTGAAGTAACACTACTCGACAAGATGGGCAGCGACTTGACTGTCGTGAACAGTGCGCGGGTGTCATTCGCCAAGACGCACTTCAAGTTCGACGATGAGAAAGACGAACGGCTCATCAAATATCTAGCCAAGCACAAGCACACGTCACCCTTCGGGCATTGCTTTGCTAGCTTCCACGTCAAGGCACCTGTGTTCGTGGCTCGACAGTTGGTTAAGCACAAGTTCCTGCGTTGGAATGAGGTCAGCCGTCGCTACGTATCTAGCGAGCCAGAGTTCTACAAACCCAAGTGGCGCTGGTCAGCGGCGGATAAGAAGCAAGGCAGTGCAGGTGACATGTCTGAGGCACAGATGTATGGCTTTATCGACCCTCTGTATCAGCGTCACGTTTGGTTCAGTAAGTGGACTTACGACCGTTTGCTTGACGCTGGCGTGTCTGAAGAGCAAGCACGCATGTTGTTGCCACAGTCTATGATGACTGAGTGGCATTGGTCAGGGTCGCTTGACGCCTTCGCTGACATGTGCAATTTAAGGTGCCAACCCGATGCTCAGAAAGAGACGCGTGAGGTAGCAGATATTATTGATGGGATCATGGGTGAGTATTTCCCTATCTCATGGAAGGCTTTAAGAGGAGAAGAGAACAATGGAACTAGCACTACTGAAAACACTACTGAAGCGTGACTTCTACGACGATAACAAAGGCATTCGTTGCCCTGACAAAATCTTTAGCAAAGACGTAAGGCGGATCAAGCAATCGTTAGACAGTGCTATGGAAGCCTATGATGGTGACCTTACTGTGGCTGACCTACAGGCTGTATTCAATGTGCAGAACCAAGGCATGACTACAGCTACACGTACTGCCTATGACGACTTGTTCCGTCGCATTGATAAAGCAGAGCCGATCAAGCAAGAGATTGCTGAAGATGCTTTGGCTAACCTGTTTCAGCAGTACGTAGGCGACCAGGTGGCTAACCTGGGATTTGACTTTGTGAATGGTACACAGAACAGCCTAGAGCCATTGCGTCGCTTGCTGGAAGATTACAAAGATAACTTCACACCTAACCTGCGCGTTGAATGGGAAGACATCTCAATCGATACACTGCTTGAGGCAAACGATCTAGAGACCCAATGGAAGTTCAACATCCCAAGCCTACGTCGTAAGGTTGAAGGCGTCAGTGGTGGACATCTACTGTTGGTCGGCGCACGTCCTAACACAGGTAAGACTAGCTTCCATGCATCTCTGATTGCTGGACCAGAGGGCTGGGCGCATCAAGGTGCTAAGTGTGTCATCTTGTGTAACGAGGAAAGCTATGAACGTGTAGGTGCTCGTTACCTGAGTGCTGCTACCAACATGAGCATGGATGAAGTTAAAGCTAACGTTGCTCTAGCACGTAAGCGTTACGACCCTGTACGTGAGAACATTCGTATCAAGGATAGCACACAGAAAGATATGCAATGGGTTGAAGCTGTCATCAAAGCTGAGAGACCTGACATTGTAGTGCTTGACATGGGTGACAAGTTTGCCACCAAGAACAGCGACAAGTCAGACGTGTATCTGAAAGACGCAGCTATCCATGCTCGTAACATCGCCAAGCAATACAAGTGCTGTGTGATCTGGATGTCACAGCTATCGGCTGTTGCGGAAGGTAAGGTATTTGTAGATCAGTCAATGATGGAAGGTTCTAAGACAGGTAAAGCTGCCGAGGCTGACTTGATGGTGCTGATCAGCAAAAACCCTGTGGTTGAAGGTGCCGATGAGCTAGACACCCAGCGCCATTTGAATATTGCTAAGAACAAGCTGAAAGGTGGCTACCATGGCGTCATCCATTGTGAATTGGATGGCACGAGGTCGTTGTACTCAGCATGAGGTTAGTACTTGACGTAGAGAACAGCGTAGGTGAACGCAACGGGCGTAAGCACATCGACCCGTTCGAGCCTGGTAACACGCTGACCATGGTAGGTTTGCTCAATGTAGATGATCCAAAAGAGATGGGGACATTTACTTTGGATCACGTTGAGTACCAAGACAACAGCGGCATGGGACGCAAGACCATTCAGGCTGTGCTTGATCAGGCTACACTTCTCATTATGCACAACGCACAGCACGACCTAATGTGGCTGTGGGAGTGTGGCTATAAGTATGACGGCGAAGTGTACGACACTATGCTAGCTGAGTACTTGCTGCTGCGTGGTCAGAAGCAGCCGTTGTCTCTGGCGGCATGTGCGGAGCGACGCAATCTGCCGGTGCAGAAGGATGATACGCTTAAAGAGTATTTCAAGAAAGGCTACAACACAAATGAGATTCCACTTAAAGATCTCACTTTCTATCTTGAACACGATCTTAAGACGACTAGAGAGCTTTTCTTGGCTGTTGAAGCAGACTATGCCAGGGACGACGCTGAATCGCTCAAAACCGTCAAGCAAGTAACGTTCGACACGTGCAAAACACTGACACGCATGTATATGAACGGCATCAAGGTTGATCGTGATGAGTTAGAGCGTGTGCGTCAGGCGTTTGAGGCTGAGCGTGCCGACCTGGAAAC